TTACGCGTGCTTTACCTCAAAATGTTAGTGAGATTGCACAAATGGTTACATCTCTCAATGGAATTGTTTCAAACGAAACGCTGTTGTCCTTATTGCCGTTCATTGAAAAACCAAAAGAAGAGTTAGATCGTGTGAATAGCGAAAAAGAGGCAGCTTTTGAGACATATTCATTCCCAATGGTTGATGAAGTGCTGACAGATGATGAAGAAGTTTAAAAACACTGTTTTAAGAGGTGATAGGATTGAGCAAAAAAGACGAGAAATACTGGGGGCCTTTGAGCAATAAATCCTATTGGCTCAAACGGTCAGAGGTTAATGATTTCATGATGAAATATGCAGTAGATCATAAACTCGACTATGCGACAGTGACTCAAATGCTAACACCGATTGACTTAGCGGAATATAACGAGAAAATCCAAGAGTTACACGCTATGTATCGTGATACTAAGTCGGAATACATCAAGATAGAAATTGAACGACTTAAAGCACGTTCAAAAATAACGCGCTTGCGGGCGCTACAAGACGCGATAAACGTGGAATTGTGTAAAGTTACCCATGAGTATCAAATGACGCTAGAAGATACATTAATCGGATTATTTAGCGACCAATATACAAAAGCGTGTGAGTTGATGGGGGTTATGGCTCCAGGGATTCCGCGAGAAGCGATCATAAAAATCATTGAATACCCTTATGCCGGTCGAATGTACAGCGATAATATTTGGAGAAATAAAGATAATCTAGTCAATTTTATTAATCAAGAAATAACTGTCGGTATTATACGTGGCGAGAGTATTCAAAAAATCGCTAGAAGGCTAAGGAATGAAACGAAAGCGGATACTTTAAGATTGGCGCAATCTTGGGCAGAACGTTTAGTTAGAACAGAAATTAATTATGCCATGAATCAAGCGCACTTGAAGGGTTATAAAGATAGTGGAGTAGTTGAGAAATACGAATTTCTCGCAGCTCATGATAAACGAACAAGTAAGTTATGTAGAGATTTAGATGGGGAAATGTTCGAACTGAGTAAAGCAGTAGTTGGCGAGAATTATCCGCCGATGCACCCTAACTGCAGGTCGACCGTTGTCCCTGTTCTAGAAGATTGGTAATTAAGGTCGTTTAAAAACGGCCTTTTATTATACTTAAAATCATTTGCACTACCTGGGCGAAGGCACTTGTAGGGCATAAAGGAGTTATGAAAATGGAAATTACAAAAGAACAAGTTTTATCTTTCTTATCTGAAAACCAAGAAGTTATCACAGAGGTGTTAACAGCAACTCATGTTGAGAACTACTTACAAAACTCAGAAGGTCAAAAGCTAATGCAACCGAAGTTAGACAAGTATTTCAATAAAGGCTTAGAAACTTGGAAGCAAAACAATTTAGAGAAGTTAATTGATGAAGAGATCGCGAAACGTTACCCGGAAGAAACACCGGAAATGCGTAAAATCAAAGAATTAGAGCAAAAGTTAGCTGAAAAAGAGCGTGAAGCAGTACGCAAGGAATTAACAATCAAGGCTCAACAATTAGCGAGTCAAAAAGGATTACCAGCGGATTTAGCTACTTATTTCATCGCAGAAAACGAAGAATTAACGATTGAAAACATCGAGAAATTCGATTCAGCTTATAAAACACACTTAGACAATGCAGTAATTGAACGAACAAAGGGTACGACACCGAAAATGACTGCATCGCAGTCGCCAAAACCAAAAGACGTGAAGCAAATGACGTTTGAAGAGTTTGCTAGGTCACGCCAAGAAAATTCTAATTAAAACGGAGGTTTTAAAGTATGGCAACAACTAAATTATCAAACTTATTAAACCCACAAGTAGTAGCTGAGTACATCGACGCTAAATTAGTGGACAAAATCAAATTATCACCTTTAGCAGTAGTGGGAACAGCTTTACAAGGTCGTCCGGGTAACACATTAACTGTCCCTGTGTGGCAATATGTGGGACAAGCTAATGAACTAGCAGAAGGTGTGGCTGATGTTCCAGTTGTATTAAACTCAGATTCTGAAACTGTAACAATCAAAAAGGTTGCTAAATCAGTTGAAATCACTGACGAAGCTATCTTATCAGGACATGGAAACCCAGTTGGAGAAATCGCAGACCAATTATTATTATCTGTCGCAGATAAAATCGAAAAAGATTGCTACACTGCTTTAGAGGGAGCAACTTTAAAACATACTGCAACAGTTAGCACAGCTGCTATCGCAGATGCTATCGGATTATTTGGGGAAGATTTAGATGAAGAAATGCGCGTATTCATCAACCCTAAAGAGTATGCAGCTATTCGCAAAGGTGCTGAGTTCGTTCCTTCTTCAAACGTTCAAGGTGCTATCGGTGGTTCAATCGGATATATCTACAACGCAGCTGTTGTTGTATCAAACCGCGTGCCACAAGGGAAAGCATACATCGTTAAACCAGGTGCATTAGGAATCGAATTAAAACGCGACACTAATGTTGAATCTGATCGTGATATCTTAGCAAAAACTAACGTGTACGCAGTAGACAAACACTATGCAGCTTACTTACGCGACAAAACTAAAGTAGTTGTAATTGCTAACGCTTAATCATTGAGGGCCTAGAGCCCTCTTTATTTAATAAAAGGAGGGGTTATCATGGGTTATGCAATGTTAAGACGACATAAAGAAAAAGAAGTCGTTAAAGAAGAAAAGCAGACAAAGAAAAAACCTTCAACTAAGAAGGTGGTTAAATGATCGAGAATGTATTAGTTAAACTAGGGATTTTAAACGACCATGCACCGGAAGAATACAGCCGAGTGGAGTTGTTTGTTGAAGATGCAGAACGTGCGATTAAAATTGCTATTCGTAAATCATCAGTTCCAAAAGAACTTGAGTGGATTTGTGAAGAGATGGCGGTTGTTAGATATCGCAAGTTTGGATCAGAAGCAGCAAAGAGCGAGAGTGTCGATGGTTATAGCGTGACATTCGTAGATGATATGATTGCGCCATACAAATCAATTTTAGATGATTATGTTGCTTCAACTGGTAGAAAGTTGAGGACGTTATAATGATTGATTCTAAAGTTGAAGTGTATAAATACAAGTCTATTGTCGATGGCTATGGTGGCTCTAATTTAGTTCCTGTGAAGTCGAATGAGTTGCGAGGTAAATTTATACCTAAGGTGATGGATGAAGATGTTACAGGGGCGAAAAAAGGCTTTAAAATCCAAGCTAAACTTATTTGTGATAAAAGATTTAATCCGGCTGACGGTCAATTAATTAAATATGATGGATTAATGTATTCAATCATCGGGATTAAAGATATCCATTCGAAGGGCAGCGTTTTGGAGTTGGTTGTGAATGGGTAAGGTTGACTTTCAAATTGATGCGTCGGATTTTTTTAAGAGTTTAGATCAATATGACAATCACGTCACGAATGGCTTAAAAGATGCAATCAAAGAGTGCGCTTTAGCTATTCAGAGTGATGCAAAGAGGAATTGTCCGGTTGATACAGGACGATTAAGGATGTCCATAACATCTGACACATCAAACATTAATAATTTTGAAGCAAGTGTCGGAACGAACGTAGAATACGCGACTCACGTTGAATACGGTACGCGCAAACAGTCGCCAAAGCCTTATTTAAGACCGGCTTATAACAAAAATGTGGCTAAGCTACAGACGAAGATTAACAAGGTGCTTGGAGGTAAATAAGATGGACTTAGAACTTCAAAAAGCATTGTATGAGTTATTCAAAAGTAACTTAAAATTCCCGTTTTATGATGGTTTAAGAGATGAGGTTTATCCATATGGTGTCTTTAGTTACACAGAAGATAGACCGCTGAACACTAAAACTTCAAAAGGGAATGAGATTTTTATTCAAGTAGACCTTTTTAGTGCTTATAACGGGCAGAAAGAGGTTAAGGAAATGGCTAATTCAGTCATTAATCTGTTTAGTGATGTTGTCCTTGTAAGAAGTGGACAAGTCGCTTATTTAACGGAATGGTTTAAAAGAATCCAACGTGAAGATGATATTTATCACGGAATATTAGAACTAACGTTTGAAATTTATTAGGAGGTGGCAATATGGCTGCAATTAAAGGATTAGACGTACTTATTAAAGTTGGTTCACAAGTTGTTGGTGGTCAACGCAACGCTTCTATCGAATTATCAGCAGAGTCTATTGATACGACAACAAAACAAAGCGGTGGTTGGTCAACTAAGACTGCTGGAGTTAAATCTTGGACAAGTTCATGCGATGGGGTTTATTTCATCGATGACGCTGGTATTAAGGCGGTTTATACAGCGTTTGAAGCAGGTACTGAAATTGATTTAGAGTTCTCTAATGCTTCAGGTGTTTATCACAAAGGTAAAGCGATCATCACATCAATCAGCGAAGAAGCTGGGCAAGATGATGTCGTATCTTACACAATGAGTTTTGAAGGAACAGGCGCTTTAGATAGCACAAAAGAGTAAATTAAAAAGGTGGTTTTAAAAGATGGTTGATGGGTTAATTACTGTAAATGGTAAGCAATACTTCATTAAATACGATATGAATACAATTTGTGAGATGAAATTGGATGGGTTGGATGTTATGGCATTATCGACTGGTGAACTAGAATTAGACTTCATTCAATTACGCTCACTTTTTTATTATGGATTAAAGAAAATCCAACGCGATCAAATTAAATCAAAAGAAGATGCCGGGAATGTGATGTCTGATTATTTAGAGTCAGAAGGTAATATTGAAGATTTAACAAATGTGATGGTTAATGCTTTAGTTCGTTCTTTGGGATTCAAAGAGGGAAAGTAGATAGTGAAGAAAGCGCCGAACCATTCGAGTTATCGGACTACATCGACCATCTATATAAAATCATCGTTGGAGATATGAAAATGTCTCCTTCTTCTTTTTATTCGATGTCTTTAAGGGAGTGCGACATGGCAATCGAAGGTCATTTTGATGCGATGAAGCGCGACTATCAT